TAGTTCTATCATTATATTTAAAGTAGTAGATAAATCAGGTAAACATATTCTAATACCTGGTGATAGCGGTAAAAAATCTTACCCGTACTTATCCACTACAGATAGAGGTATTCTTGGAGACACATATCCTCTACTTGAAGCTGAACATGTAAAAATACTTAAAAGTATAGCTGATATTTTTCAACCAACTGATGTTTACGAAAACTATGCTGACGGTAAAGTAAAAGGTAAATCTAAACCCGGTAGAGTAAAAAAATCAGGAGCATCATGCAAAGGCTCAGTTTCATCATTGAGAGCTAAGGCTAAAAAAGCTGGTGGAGAAAAAGGTAAAATGTACCACTGGTGTGCTAACATGAAAGGTGGAAAAAAATAAAATACTTCTCTCAACAAGTGCTGTAGGTGACTTTTATATAGAAGAAGTACAACAGTTTTTACAGAATGATTTTTCTAAACATTTCAATATACATATTCTAACTGATAAGCCTTTTGCTTTTAAAGGATATAACACTAAGCAATATCAAAAAGATACATTTAACTATTTTGATAAGTTTATTTTTGGTTTAGAGAATATTAACAAATATAATAGCCTAGGGTTAGTTTACGATGCAGATGAGTTAAGGAATCTCCAAATCGATTTTGACCTTTTTGACTTCAAATCAAACGAAATACAATTTTTTCAATACTGGAATAAAGAAGGAACACTTAACTCTTTACCTTCTGAAGATGATTACTTTTGGGAGTTTTTTAAAGATATTATTAAGTATGAAGATGTTGAAGAAAATGATATAATATTAGTACATGAAGACAGAATGTTGTTTCCAAAGTATGATTATACAGATTTTTTACGTATATTTAATAATATGAAAGATCCTTTTACATCTAACTCCTATAAACATCATGGACATAAGGGTGGAGTAGGAAATGGAGAAGGAGTAGCTCTAGGATATACTCTTTTAAAAACAGGTATACCTTACAGGGTTATTTATAGTAGTAATACTTATAAAGCATTAGGTAAAGGTAAAAGAGCTAAAAAAACACTATCCAATATTTAATAAACAGGTATACCTTACAGGGTTATTTATAGTAGTAATACTTAGACTATTTATTTATATACGTATACAAAACATTTTCGAAGATGACATACAAAGAAATCAAAGATCGTTTATCACAATGTGAACTTACATTGGAAAAAATACAAAACGGCACATATAATAAAAATACTACATTGGACGTTAAAGAAACTAAACATAAACTCACTGTATTACGAGAATCACTTCAAAAACAACTACTTGAAGCAGATAAAGGAGTAGTCTCTACCGATGATGAAAAGAAAGCCGCTGACTTAGCAGATGATGGAATCAATGTCAAATTAACATCAGAAATGAAACCCGGAGATGAAGAATCTCAAGAACACGAACGTATGAAAAGATTAACTCCAGAAGACCAAGAAACCATTGCAAAAATATATGCACTAATGAATAGTGCAAACGATATAGAGGAAACAGAAGAAACTGACTCACAAGACACTCATACAATGCCTGATGGTACCGTTATGCCTGGTGCAAAGCATATAGAACCAGAAGAAGAAGGAGATTTAGATGTTGGTCATCAAGATGATGAACCTGACATGCTTAAAAATGATGTATATGACATTGCAGTTTATGCTGCTAAACTTTACAAGCAGTTAGATAAGTATGATAAGTCAGATGGAGAAGTAGATTTTCCTCATTGGTGGCAAGGTAAGGTAATAAAAGCAAGAGAGTTTATTTCATCAGCACAACATTACTTAGAAGCAGAAGAAAAGCAACCAGCATTAGATCAGTTAGCTCTCGAAGAAGGAGTAATAGATGAAGGTAGATCATTATCAGATATACAAGCTGATCTTAAAAAAGTAAAAGCACTTGCTCCATCAATGAATAAGTTACCTCAAGATGATCCTAAAAGAAAAGGATTTATTGCTAAGGTAAAAAAACTTAATCAAGAAAAGAAAGATCATGAGGCTAAGATGCACAGTAAAGTTGCTAAAACTGGAGCAGGACAAGAGTTAGATACATCAGTAGAAGAAAGAGTAGCAGGAGGAGATGATTTTATAGAACTTATTAAACAAAGAGCTATGGAATCTTCTGGCGACGAACAAGCAGAGGTAATCGAGGTTGTAGAGTTTATGGCACGTCATTACTTCGGAAATGACATCAGAACATTTCTAGATCAGTTCACTCAAGAAGTAGGTATTAACATAGAGTTTGGTAGATTAGGACAAGACTTATAAAATAACTATAAGATGAAAAAATCTCATTTAAATAATCTTATACTAGAAGCATACGCTGAAGTACTTACTGAGCTCAATGAAGCTCCAGATAGATATTTCTATATAAAAATTTCTAAAGATGCTGCTAGTCAAAATAAAGCTCAAGTAGTATTAGAAGACATATTTGGGATTAAATACGAAATTCAAGATGACCCGGATGGAATTATACTCTACTTTAGTGTAGATGAATATGACCCTGGTATAATGGATGAGTTAGAAGGTGAACAAGTTGAAGTATTAGATACTAACATCCCACAAGGTTTAAACGAATCTATGCTAGATAAACTTTCTGAAGAGGAAGAGGAACCAACACCAGAAGAAGAACCAGAAGAAGACGCTGGACCTGAAACAGTGTTAGAGGATGCTACCGATACCATACTAGCAAAGTTTCCTACTGTAAAACAAGCTCTTGTAAAACTTCAAACAGAAGACTTCAAAGAGTTTGTAGAATCTATAGACTGGATATCTCCAAGACCAACCTCTTTTAGAGTAAACTTAAAAAACGGTCAAGATTATATTTTAAAATGGACAGGTAAAACTTTCGAAGCTCAAATACTTGGAAAGAGATACGTACTATCTAATATAGCAGATTACCAACAAGCAATCGATAAACTAGCTATTCTATATAAAGAAGCACCTATGAAAGGAGCAGGAGAAGAAGAAGGCGGAGATTTTGACACTGACGCCGGAGGCGGTGGAGGCGGAGGAGACTTCCCCGGAGATGATGCTGCAGGCGGAGGAGAAGGCGGTGATGATCTAGGAGGAGATGACCTCGGAGGTGATGAAGGTGGAGAAGACTTAGGAGGAGAAGAAATAGACTTCGAATCAGGAGAAGAAGGATAATATGAACATAGTCGATAAACTATATACTGAATGGGCATATAGGTCTGAATCAGGAACTCCTGATATAAAGAATCCTAAAGATAAAGCTATATTAGATTCTATCATTAATATACTTGTTGAAGAGGTACAAGAGGAAACTAATGAACAGAATATTTTACCTGAAGGAGATGGTGGTTTAGATAAACATATTATTGATAGGTTAAACGAAATACCAAAAGTCCACGGAAGCTACTCAATACCTAATAGTTCTACATCATTTAAAGTAGACTCTAGAGATAAAGAAGCATTTAGTAAAATTTACAAAATTACTGTTGATCAAAGTATGGGCAACGGTGAAATAGCTTTATATTGGTTGTTTAACCATCAAGAAGGAGGCAATACTCCCGCTTCTGAAAATAGAGGTAAAGGAATAAAAGATGCTGCAGATTTAGACATAAACGGTACAAAAGTAGAAGTGAAATCTTATGGTACTAACGGACAGATAAAGTTAGGGAAGTTTGCTAAAGACTATAAAAACTTAAGAATACTTAATACTATTTTTGCACTTGACACACTTACTAAAGTATTTAATCCTGAAGTTAAGAAAAAAGTTGTTATACCAACAAACTTTAAAACCTCAGAATTAACAGATGCTTGTGAAGGCGTATGGAAGTTAAAAAATATTGATTTAGATGAACTAGCCTCAGTATATGATATTTTTAAGGATTTAAGAGATAATTTTAATAGCTTAATGAGATATACTAACGATCCAAATGAACCAGTTGAAATGGCAAAAATGGTTATCACTGCTATATGTAAAAGAAAGTTTGCTCTTAAACCCGGTTTAGATCAGTTCATAGTAGAAGTTAGCCCGGAAGGTGCATTAGATTGGTTTAAAGTTACAGAAGAACGGTTAGATCCTGATTCTCTATTAGCGTATACTGCAGTAGTAGGAGGAGAAATTACTGCAAATTATAAGAAGCTATTTCCTAAATAGTAGTTATGGCAAAAGATATAAAAAAAATAATAGCACAAGAGTACATCAAGTGTGCTAAAGATCCGGCGTACTTTATGAAAAAGTATTGCCATATACAGCATCCTACTAGAGGACGTATTTTATTTGCTCTATATCCTTTTCAAGAAAAAGTCCTTCATTTATTTAGAGATCATCAATACCTTATAACTCTTAAATCAAGACAGTTAGGTATATCTACTTTAGCTTCTGCATATACTCTTTGGTTAATGTTATTTCATAAAGATAAAAACATTCTTGCATTAGCAACCACTCAAGCAACAGCTCGTAACTTAGTTACTAAAGTAATCTTTATGTATGATGAGTTACCAAAATGGTTAAAACTACCTTCTGTTGAAAAGAATAAACTATCTTTAAGGTTAAAAAACGGATCTAAAGTACAAGCTAAATCATCATCAACTGATGCTGCAAGATCAGAAGCGGTATCGTTACTCTTAATAGATGAGGCAGCGTTTATAGATAATATAGAAGAAACATTTACAGCAGCACAGCAAACCTTAGCTACGGGTGGTCAATGTATGGCTTTATCAACTCCTAACGGAATAGGTAACTGGTTCCATCAGACATGGGAGAGAGCTGAATCAGGAGAAAATAGTTTCTTACCGATCAGACTACCTTGGACAGTTCATCCTGAAAGACATCAAAAATGGAGAGATCAACAAGATGCAGATTTAGGTCCTAGAATGGCTGGACAGGAATGTGATTGTGATTTCTTAGCATCTGGTGATACGGTATTTGAACCGGAAGATATGTTATTCTATGAAGAAACTTATCAGAAAGACCCAGTAGAAAGACGAGGAGTAGATGGTAACTTATGGATTTGGGAAGGAGTTGATTACGGTAAATCATATATGGTAGTAGCAGATGTTGCTAGAGGTGATTCTACTGACTATTCTGCTTGTCATGTATTTGATATAGAAACATGTACTCAAGTTGCTGAATATAAAGGCAAGCTATCTCCTAAAGATTTTGGTAACTTTCTATGTGGACTAGCATCAGAATATAACGAAGCATTATTAGTTTGTGAAAATGCTAATATAGGATGGGCTACAATAGAACAGTTATTAGAAAGAGAATACAGAAACATATATTATAGCTCTACTTCCAATATGGAATCTGTAGAGACATACATGCATAAGTACGAACGTGATAAACTTGTACCTGGTTTTACTATGTCGATGAGAACAAGACCTTTAGTAATAGCTAAGATGATTGAATACATTAGAGAGAAATCTGTTACTATTCAATCTAAAAGGTTAATGCAAGAAATGAGAGTTTTCGTATGGAAAAATGGTAAACCTCAAGCTCAAGATAGGTATAATGATGACCTTATAATATCCTGTGCAACTGCTCTTTATGTAAGAGATACAGCTTTAAAACTTAGACAACAAGGTATGGACTTAGCTAGAGCTCAACTATCTTCTTTTAGTAATCTTAATGCTCAAAACAAAGCTGTTATGAAAAATGTTGCTTACCAGAGAGAAAATCCTTATCTTACTAAAACAGCATACGGTGAGGAAGACATCAGATGGTTGTTAAAATAGATCTATTTATAATTAAAAATAAACCGTAATGGCGGATACTTCACTTTTTGGTAGGCTACGTAGACTTTTTGCTAATGATATAGTAGTCAGAAATGTCGGTGGTGACGAGTTAAAAGTTGCAGATGTAAATCAAATACAAACTACAGGACGATACGAAACTAACTCTTTAGTAGATAGGTTTACTAGACTTTACCTTTATAATAATAAAAATATATTTAATCCTAATCTGAACTATCAGACATTAAGGATTCAACTCTATTCTGATTATGAAGCAATGGACACAGATCCTATTATAGCTTCTGCATTAGATATTATTGCCGATGAAGCAACTGTAAAGAATGATCAAAACGAAATCCTTTCAGTAAAATCTTCAGATGAGAATATTCAAAGAGTACTTTATAATTTATTCTATGACGTATTAAATATTGAGTTTAACTTATGGTCATGGACTAGAAACATGTGTAAATACGGAGACTTTTTCTTAAAGCTAGAAGTAGCAGAGAAGTTTGGAGTTTACAATGTTTTACCTTATACAGTTTACCATATGGTAAGGAGAGAAGGAGAAGATCCTGAAAACCCATCTAAAGTTATTTTTCAACTTGATCCTGATGGTATAGCAGCTTCTCAACATCCTAACTACTTACCTAAACGAAAAGGAGAGAGCAGAGTAGTAGAGTTTGATAACTATGAGATAGCTCATTTTAGGTTAATATCAGATACTAACTACCTTCCTTACGGTAGATCTTATATCGAACCTGCAAGAAAGATATTTAAGCAAGTAACTCTTATGGAAGATGCGATGTTAATACATCGTATAATGAGAGCACCTGAGAAGAGAATGTTCTATATTAATGTAGGTTCTATTCCACCTAATGAGGTTGAGCAGTTTATGCAGAAGACTATCAATCAAATGAAAAAGACTCCTTATGTAGGAGAAGATGGTCAATACAACTTACGATTTAACCTTCAGAATATGATGGAAGATTTCTACCTACCAGTAAGAGGGGGAGATACTTCTACTAAGATAGAGACTACTAAAGGATTAGAATACGACGGTGTAACAGATGTAGAGTACTTACAATCAAAAATGTTTGCAGCTCTAAAGATACCTAAAGCCTATTTTGGATACGAAGGAGACTTAAGCGGTAAAGCTACATTAGCAGCAGAAGATATACGATTTGCTAGAACAGTAGAAAGAATACAGAAAATAATGGAATCAGAGCTTACTAAAATAGCTCTAGTACATTTATATAC